ATCGCGGACACCCCGGTCACCCCGTACCTGCACCGGATCCATGACAGCGGCGTGGTCTACGGCCCGTGGCTGGAGGGCATCAGCTCCCGCAACCAGACCACTTCCTTCAAGGGCTACCACACGTTCCGGATCGTGCAGGGCCGCATATCGCAGAAGTCATCGGCGATCATCGCGGCGCACTTCGCGCGGGCCTCGGAGGTGTTGTAGGTGGATACGGCGGGCATCGTCGCAGCGGTCACCTCGCACGCCCAGACGCTGGGGAAGTTCGAGGTGGTGGCTTTCCACGAGCCGAAGGGCGCGCCGGGCTCGGGCCTATCGCTGGCGATCATCGCCTCGGACGGCGGGACGGTGCCGGCAGCATCGGGGCTGGCGTCGTCCTCGTCGCGGGTCGCGCTGACGGCCCGCCTCTTCAAGCCGCTGCTGGGCCAGCCCGGGGACGACACCGACACGGACCTGCTGCAGGCCATGGACGCCTTGTTCGGCGCGTACGCGGGGGTGTTCACCCTGGGCGGACTGGTGCGGAACGTGGACCTGCTGGGGCAGCACGGGGCCGGCCTGACCTGGCGGGCCGGCTATGTGCGGATCGACGAGGTCACGTTCCGCATCATCGACATCAACTTGCCTATGATCTTGAATGACCAGTGGGATGAGGTGGCGTGAGCAGTGGCCAAGAGTAGCGGGTTGGGGGACAACTTCCTGGTCGGCGGCTTCGACTTGTCCGGGGACACGAATTCGCTGTCCGGCATCAGCACCCCGATGGCCGTCCTGGACATGACGGGCATCAACAAGTCCGCCCATGAGCGGCAGTACGGCGAGCGCGACGGGATGCTGAAGTTCGTGTCCTACTTCAACAAGATCCCGATCACCGGCGGCGGCGCGCACGACGTGCTGAGCCTGCTGCCGCGCACCGACGTGATGACGAGCTACCTGCGCGGCACCACGCTGGGCGCCCCGGCGGCATGCATGGTCGCCAAACAGATCGACTACGACGGCACGCGCGCCACCGACGGGGCCCTGACGTTCGCCGTCGACGCGCAGTCCAACGCTTTCGGCCAGGACTGGGGCCTGCAGCTCACCGCAGGCCTGCGCACCGACACCACGGCCACCAACGGCACCTCGATCAACACGACCGCGTCGGCGTCGTTCGGCGCCATCGCCTACCTGCAGGTCACCGCGTTCACCGGTACGGACTGCACCGTCCACATCCAGGACAGCGCCGACAACTCCAGCTTCGCCGACGTGACCGGCCTGGTGTTCGCCGCCACCACCGCCGCCAACACCACCCAGCGGCTGGCCACGGCCTCGGCCACGGCCACCGTGCGGCAGTACATCCGGGCGATCACCACGACCAGCGCGGGCTTCACCTCGATCACCTTCTCGGCGGTCATCACCAAGAACACCGCAGCCTGGAGGCTCCCGTGACCCAGCAGCCGTTCCGCATCGATCCGATGGCGGGCCCGGAGGCGTACAAGAGCTACCAGATCCTCGCGCCGCTCAGCAGTCACTTCCGGCCGGCGACGTGCGAGGAAGTCGACTGCCCGAACTGGCGCATGGGCTGGAAGATCCGCACCGACGTCCTCGACGAGCAGATGATCCACACGGCGACGAACGCCGGGCGCCGGTTCCAGTGGCTGCGGGTGGCCGAGCACGAGAACTGGCTGGTGTTCGAGGCCGGGCAGCCGTGCTTCCAGGCCAGTGCGCACCGCACCCGCGTCGAGCGCCCCGAGCTGTTCCTGGTGCGCGACGGAGACCACCGGGGCAATCCGCGCGGTACCGAGGTGCGCCAGCACACCAGGGCGGCGGACTGGCAGGACGACTTCGCAGAGCACCAGGACAAGCTCGCGACGGAGGCCGAACGCGGCTGACGGGTGACCGTCGGCACCAACCGAAAGGAAGTGGACCATGGCGAAGGCCACTGGTATCGGCTGGACCACGCTCAGCGTGGACCTGGCCGACGGCACCACCGCGACAGCGATCAAGAACGACGTCACCAACCTCACCTTCTCCACCCCCCGCGCCGTCCAGGACACCACCGGCGTCGACAAGTCCGCGCACGAGCGGATCATGCTGCTCGCGGACTTCTCGATCACCCTCAACGGGGTCTTCAACGCCGCCCTGTCGCACACCGTGTTCTCCACCATCAGCACCCAGGTGGCCACCACGCTCCGCACCACGACGCTGGTCGTGAACGCGGCCACACTGCCCAACGAGTGCCTCTACACCGACTACGCCCTGACGCGTGCGACCGGCGGTGAGCTCACCTGGAGCGCGCCCGGGGTCCTCGCCGACGGCACCGTCCCCACCTGGTCCTGACCCCCGAGGAGTAGCGCCATGGGCTTCAAGCGCAAGAACAAGGCATACCGGCTGAAGTTCGTCGACTCCGACCTGGACGGCCTCGAGGTCGTGATGCGGTCGGTGTCCACGGGCCGGATCCTGGAGATCCAGGAGATGGCGACGGCCGCCAAATCGGCGATCGCCGTGGCCAAGGGCGGAACCGACGGCGATTCGTCCGTGGACCCGGCCATGATCCGCAAGATGGTGGAGATGGTCGCCGGGGCGATGATCTCGTGGAACCTGGAGGACGACGACGACGTCCCGGTCCCGATCACCGTCGAGGGCCTGCTCGACCAGGAGATCGACTTCCTGATGCAGATCATCGAGGCGTGGACCGAGGCTATCGCCGGGGTCGCCGCCCCTTTGGAGCCCGGCTCGACCAGTGGCGTGAATGCCCTGGAGGCGTCACTGCCGATGGAGACCTTGTCGTCGAGCCTGGCGAGCTGACGCGGGCGAACTTCATTCTCGCGACGTGCGAGCGGTTCGGGTGCCTGCCCAGCCAGCTGTACGAGGAGGACGCGGATCTGATCAGGCTGCTGAAGATCGAGGAGATGGGGAGGAGGCCCGAAGCCGATGGATATCGTTGAGATCCTGGTGACGGGCAAGAACCTGTCCCGGCCGGCCCTGGATGAGGCCACGGCCGGTGCCCGGGGCCTGGGCGGGGTCATGGGCAAGATGGCGACGATCAGCTCCGAGGCCCTGGTCGGCATCGCGGTGGCGTCGGTGAAGATGGCCGCCACGTTCCAGTCCTCCACCACGCGCCTGATCACCTCGGCGGGCGAGAGCACGAAGAACATCGACATGGTCCGCAAGGGCATGCTCGACATGGCCGGCCAGGTCGGGGTGAAGGCCGAGGAGCTGTCCAAGGCCATGTACTACGTCGAGGCGGCCGGGTTCCATGCGGCGGACGGCCTGACGGTGCTGAAGGCCGCGGCGCAGGGCGCGGCGGCCGAAGGCGCGGACACCACGACGGTCGCCAAGGCCCTGACGGACATCCTCGTGGACTACCACCTGAAGGCGTCGTCGGCGGCGGATGTGACGTCGAAGATGGTCGCGGCGATTTCCCACGGCAAGACCAACCTGCAGGACTTCAGCGGGGCTTTTGCGAACATCGTGCCTGCGGCGTCGGCGGCCGGCATCAGCATGAACGACGTCATGGCCGCGCTGGCGAACATGACCAACCACGGCTTCACCGCATCGCGGGCGGCCTCGAACCTGGCGCAGGCCCTGCGGTCGCTGCTGAACCCGACGAAGCCGATGCAGAAGGCCTTCGCCGAGTTCGGGGTGACCACGGCGCAGCTGCGGGAGAAGATGAAGGGCCCCAACGGGCTGACCGACGCCATGGAGTTCTTGTCGAAGGCGGCGGAGAAGGCCGGCAAGGAAGGCACCCCGGCGTTCGCCGCGGCGTTGAAGCAGCTGATGGGTACGGCGCCGGGCGCGAACGCCGCGCTGTCCACGGTGGGGGAGAACTTCGCCGCGACCTCGGCGACGATCAAGGCCGTGGGTGGGGCGACGGCGGACAGTGCGGGCAAGGTCCAGGGCTTCGCCGAGGTCCAGAAGACGCTCGGGCAGCAGGTCAAGCAGCTGACTGCGAGCTTCGACTCGCTGATGATCGAGCTGGGCAACAAGCTCATCCCGATCGTCACCGCGCTCATCTCTGCGATGTCCTCGCACAAGGACGTGGTCCTGGGTGTGCTGGCCGCGGTGGCGGCTTTGATGGGCGTGCTGGTGGTGTACTCGGTGACGATGAAGACCATTGCGGCGGTGCAGGCTATCGCGGCGGTGGCGACGAAGGTGTGGACGGCCGCGGTGTGGCTGTTCAACCTGGCCATGGACGCCGACCCTATCGTCCTGGTGGCTATTGCTATTGCCGCGCTGGTGGCCGGGATTATTTATGCCTACATGCATTTCACGGTTTTCCGCGATGTGATCAACGACGTTTTCAAGGTTGTGAAGACGATCGTGATGACGTATATCGACCTGATCATTCTTGAA